GAAAGAATGCGCCAATGAGAAGGAATATACTCAAACTGAATTAGCAGAAGGACTTTATAAGGAAATGAAAATGTTAGACGAAACTACAACTAAGAAACTTAATGAGTTAATGGAAGATTCTCCAGCAAATGCAACAGGTTCTGCAGTCGTTGGTACTGGATCAGACCAAGCAACTTGGAAACTAGATGGACGCAAGAAAGAAGTTCGTGAGTTTATGAGAAGATTCATTACAGCACAAAGCAAACGTAGAAAGATTAAAGAACGTAAAGACTTCTTCAAGGCACTAGGACTGTAAGGAAATCGTATGAATAGAAAATGTTTACTGGTATTTTTACTAGGAGTAGTTATAACTACTTCAACATACGCATTCTTTCAACAGTGGATGAATATGCCACAACAAATGATGCAACAAATGGTACAGACACCACCGTGTGAATGTAAAGACGACTGATGGAAAATAGAATCAATAGTGTAGAAACTGATTTAGAATTACTAAAGAAAGACATGTCCGCATGTCAAGCAAGCATTAGACAAGATATTCTACACTTGAGAGAAACAAGATCTGAATTGCCTAACTGGTTAAAGAACTCAGCAGTTGGTATTATATTTGCTATATTTACTCAAACGGTTGCTTCTGTATGGTGGGCATCACAGATATCAGCAGGTCAGGAAAATATGTATAATGATGTCGCAGAGAATACTGCATTTAGAGTTGGATGGCCAGAGAAGCACCAAGAGGTTATGTTAAAACTTACAGAGATATCAATAGATAACCGGAACATCCAGACAATGCTTCATGATATTAAACGTAAGTATGCATTCGACCATCAGATTCAAAAACCAAAACCTGCCGTTGATTTGAAATAAAGATAGTTTTGAACTTTACTTTTGGGGTGAAGTATAGTATAATAGAGTAATGCACTCTGACTATAATGATACCAAATTCCTCAATCTACTATCAAGTCAGTTAGAACAATTCAAAAAGAAGGGTGATACCCTTTACAACTTCCGATGTCCCTATTGCGGAGATTCCCAAACAAATAAAAATAAAGCACGTGGATATGTATTCCAGGTCGAAGGCAACTACATTTTTAAGTGCCACAATTGTGGTCAAGGTGCATCACTTCCAAACTTAATAAAGCATGTCAATCCTCAATTACATAAGCAGTATGTATTAGAGAAATTCGGTGACAAAAATAAACCTAAAGAAGTTTCAGCAAAGACAGACACCTCACTAAGATTTAAGAAGAAACCTGCATATCAAAAGACTGCTCTCAAAGATCTCAAAAAAATATCTCAATTAAGACCAGACCATCCTGCTAAACTGTGGGTTGAGAAACGTCAAATCCCTAAAGCAACACACTACAAATTATATTTCGCACCTAAGTTCTATGAGTTTGCTAAGAAATTCGCACCTACTAAATACGGTGATATAAAGAAAGATGAACCAAGATTAATCATCCCATTCGTGGATGCTAATGGTGAGTTGATTGCCTTCCAAGGCAGAGCATTCGGTAAGACTGACTTGAGATACATAACTGTAAAGGTGAATGAAGAAGCACCAAAAATATTTGGACTAGATACTATTGATAGAACTAAACCAGTCTACATAGTTGAAGGTCCGATTGATAGTTTGTTCCTAGATAACGCATGTGCGATGGCAGGGTCGGGAATAAGCAACGAAAGTATTGGTAAAATTGGAACCGAGGACATAGTATTTGTATTCGACAACGAACCTAGAAACAAAGAAATTGTAGGACTGATAGAGAAACGAATCAACACAGGATATAATGTTGCAATCTTTCCGGATTACATAGAAGAAAAAGACATTAACGATATGGTACTCGCTGGACGTGAGGTTGAAGAGATTCAAAGTATTATAAGTAATAATGTATTTAATGGGTTGGGTGCGAAAACCCGACTAAGCGAATGGAGAAAAATATAAAATGAAAGTGAAGTTAGTTAGTTATAGTCAACCAACGTCAGATATGGTTGCGGATGAAGTAGATGATGTACAAGAGTTAGTAGCATTCTGTGCTAAAGTATCAAACCCCTCAAATCAAATCAATAAGGAAACGAGTGAAAAACTTATCAAGTATTTGATTAAGCATGCTCATTGGTCACCTTTAGAAATGGTAAGTGCTTGTTTAGAGATTGAAACGACAAGGGATATTGCTCGCCAAATCTTACGTCACCGTTCATTCTCATTCCAAGAGTTTAGTCAACGTTATGCAGATCCAACACAAGACTTAGATTTCACTACTAGGGAAGCTAGACTACAAGATACTACTAATCGTCAAAACTCTGTTGAAAATACTGATGTTGAATTAGAAAGGGAATGGCAAATGTACCAAGAAAAGGTAATAGCAGTTGCCGACAGTGCTTATCAATTTGCTATTAAAAATGGTATAGCAAAAGAGCAGGCAAGGGTAGTATTACCAGAAGGATTGACTAAAAGTAGAATGTATATGAATGGCACGATCAGAAGTTGGATCCACTACATCCAGTTAAGAAGTGCTAATGGAACACAAAAAGAACATATGGATATTGCCGTAGAGTGTGCTAAAGTCATCTCTACAATTTTCCCATTATCGTCTGATTTATAGGAGTTAATTATGTCTAATTATTTGGGTATAGAAGTAGACACACAAAAAGATAGAAAACTATCAAAGCAAGCAAAGAAGTTATTAAAAGATTATTATTGTCATGATGGTGAGAAATCCCCTCAACATGCATTCGCAAGAGCATCAGTAGCATACTGTTACGGTGATATGAAACTTGCCCAACGTATTTACGATGCAGTATCTAAAGGTTGGTTTATGTTCAGTAGTCCAATTCTCAGTAACGCACCGATGCCTGGAGATAAGGTAAAGTCATTACCGATTAGTTGTTTCCTCACATATGTACCAGACTCGCTCGAAGGGTTAATTGAACATTCATCGGAGTTAAGATGGTTGTCTGTTAAAGGTGGTGGAGTCGGTGGTCATTGGTCAGACATCCGTTCTGTATCTGACATTGCACCAGGTCCAATTCCTTTTATGCATACAGTTGATTCTGATATGACAGCATACCGTCAAGGCAGAACTCGTAAAGGTTCATATGCTTCTTATATGGATATTAGTCATCCAGATATCTTAGAGTTTATCAATATGAGAATTCCTACTGGTGATGTTAATCGTAAGAATTTAAATCTTCATCATGCAGTCAATTTATCTGATGAGTTTATGGAAGCAGTTGAGGTTGATTTGGATTGGGAACTTAAAGATCCTAATGAAGATGAGATTAGAGAAATAGTTTCTGCTCGTAAGTTGTGGGAAACCATTCTTGAAACTAGATACAGAACTGGCGAACCATACCTAAACTTTATTGATACTGCCAACAGAGCATTGCCAGAAGCACAAAAGAAACTTGGTCTGAAAATTCACGGGAGTAACCTTTGTAATGAAATTCATTTACCTACTAACGAAGAACGTACAGCAGTTTGTTGTTTATCATCGGTGAATTTAGAAAAGTATGATGAATGGAAAGATACTACTATGGTTGCAGACTTAACACGTTTCTTAGATAATGTGTTACAATTCTTTATTGATAATGCTGGTGACGAAATTAGTAAGGCAAGATACTCAGCAGAAATGGAACGTAGTTTAGGATTGGGTGCTATGGGTTTCCATTCATACCTCCAGAAACATAATATTGCGTTTGAGTCAAGGGATGCTTTAGCATTGAACATTAGAATTTTTAGGAGCATTCAAAAGAAATCAATTGCCGAATCATTGGTGATGGGTAAGGAAAGGGGTGAAGCACCAGATATGGTAGGAACAGGTAGACGTAACGCACACTTACTTGCTATTGCTCCAAATGCCAATTCAAGTTTGATTGGTGGAACTTCTCCAAGTATTGAACCTTGGAAAGCAAATGCGTTTACTTCTAGAACTAGAGTTGGTTCGCATTTAACACGTAACGAACATTTGATTAAGGTATTGAAGAAGTTAAAGAAGAATGATGATGACACTTGGTCAAGCATTATTACTTCTGGTGGATCTGTTCAACACTTCGATTGGTTGGATGAACATACAAAAAATGTATTTAAGACTGCTATTGAGATTGACCAAGATTGGGTTATTCGACATGGTGGTGCTAGGCAAAAATACTTATGTCAAGGACAGAGTTTAAATATCTTTTTCCCTGCTGGTGCAACAAAGGCATATCTTCACACAGTACATTATGATGCTTGGAAATATGGTTGTAAGGGATTATACTACCTTAGAACTGAAGCAAGTAATAGAGCAGAAAACGTAGCAGAAAAAATTGAGAGAGATCGTTTGAAAGACCACAGTGAAATTGTAATGACACAGGATGAGTGTGTCAGTTGCCAAGGATAAATTATGAATGTAGTTATATACTCAAAACCAAATTGCCCATTTTGTACGAAGGCGAAAGATTGGTTTGTAAGACACGGTTTTACGTTTACCGAAAACGTATTGTACACTGAAGACCAAATGTTAGCAATGTTTCAAAAGGTTCCAGGTGCTAGAAGTGTTCCTCAAATCTTTATTGATGATAAGTTAATCGGAACATATGACAATTTAATGGAAGTTGCCGACACCATTGTTAAGAAAACTGGTGGTGGATTAATGGAGTTTAGTGAAACCTATAAACCATTCTACTATCCTTGGGCAGTTGAACTAACAACTAAGCATGAGTCAATGCACTGGATTGAAGATGAAGTAGACTTATCTGAAGACGTATCGGATTGGAAAGGCAATAAGATTACAAAAACTGAAAAGGAATACATCACAAACATCCTTAGATTGTTTACGCAATCTGATGTGGCAGTTGGCCAAAACTACTATGACGTATTCATCCCTAAGTTTAAGAACAATGAAGTTAGAAATATGCTAGGTTCATTCGCCGCAAGGGAAGGAATTCATCAACGTGCTTATGCATTGCTTAATGAAACGTTAGGACTTCCTGATTCTGAATACCATGCATTTCTTGAATATAAAGAGATGAATGATAAGGTTAATTTTATGATGGAGAATGATTCTAATACATTAACTGGTACTGGACTTGCTTTAGCAAAAATGGTATTCAACGAAGGTGTTAGTTTATTCGCATCGTTTGTTATGTTACTTAACTTTCAACGATTCGGTAAAATGAAAGGAATGGGGAAGATTGTAGAGTGGAGTATTAGAGATGAGTCAATGCACGTTGAAGGTAATGCTAGATTATTCAAAGCATTCTGTAACGAACATTCCAGAATTGTTGACGATGAATTCAAATCAGAAATTTATAAAATGGCAAAGCAATCAGTAAAGTTAGAAGATAAGTTTATCGACTTAGCATATGAAACTGGTAAGATTGAAGGATTGAATGCTGATGAAGTTAAACAGTACATTAGATATATAACTGATAGACGTTTGTTACAGTTGGGACTAAAACCAAACTTCAAAGTTAAAGACAACCCTTTACCGTGGTTGGAATGGATTTTGAATGGTGCTGACCATACGAACTTCTTTGAAGGAAGAGTAACAGAATACGAAGTGGCAGGATTGACTGGCACATGGCAACAAGCATATGAGGAGAAATAGATGGCAGAGGTAACTTACGAATTAAATTGCGATTCGTGCGGTAATGAGTTTACAGTAGCATTTGAACAAGAATTAATTGAGGGAGCAGAACCGATGTACTGCCCATTCTGCTCATATGACATAGACTTATCTGAAGTGAATGATGAAGCATGTTTCGATAATAAGTATAAAGACTTTTATGAGGAAAACTTTGCCGAAGAAGAAAAAGGAATATAGTAACAAGTGGCAATTTAATGGGAAGGATTTTGATACTGACGACATAGGTAATGCTCAAGGGTTTGTGTATGTAATCGAAACACCTGACGGTAAATTGTACATCGGACGCAAATACTTTCACTCAATCCGTAAAGTCAAGGGAAAGACTCGTCGACAACGTACTGAGTCTGATTGGAAGGGTTATTATGGTTCAAGTATCTATCTTAAGGAACTTGTAAAGAAACTGGGTAAGGAGTGCTTTAAACGGACTATACTATCCTTACACAAGACTCGTGGTGATTGTAACTATCAAGAAACTAAGATGCAATTCGTTCACGATGTTCTTGAGAGTGACCAATTCCTAAACGATAATATCAACGGTAAGTGGCACAAGAAACCCCAACACATCATAGATGATAGGGTAATAAATGAAGAATATAATTTGACAAACAAGGTAAAGTAAAGTATAATAAAATGATGAATATAAAAGAATTTGATAATATAAAGAAGTTTAAATTTCAATCAGGGGATACAGATACTAATGGTGTCAGACTTAGAGAAATTAAAGACATATCGCAGTATTTAGCAAAGGATAAACTAAATTTAGAATTTGGTGTGTTCAGTGGCACAACTATTAATGCCATTGCTGAGAATAGACCAGACCTACAATTCCACGGATTTGATTCGTTTGAAGGTTTACCTGAAGACTGGAACATGGGTCAAAAGAACGTGGATAAGAAATCATTTGATTGTCAAGGTTCAGTGCCTATGGTTGAGAAGAACGTTAAACTATGGAAAGGTTGGTTTGATAAAACTATCCCTGACTTCCTAGACAGTGAACATAATAAAACTGACATTGGATATCTACACGTAGATTGTGACATTTATTCATCAACAGTAACAGTTCTAGACAGTCTTAATCATTTGATTGTTCCTGGAACTATTATCAAATTTGATGAGTTGAGTTGTTGGAGATATGTATTCAATGAAGCATCTCCTAAAGGTAAGACGAATAGAGTAATGTACACAACTTGGGAACAGCATGAGTGGAAAGCATTAAACGAATGGTTGGAAAAGTTTGAACGTAAGGTTGTCCCAGTATCAAGAAACTGGTTCCAAGGTGCGACCGTAATAGTGACACAATAGGAGATAGATGAAAGAATTACCAAAACATTTAGGCGGGCATTGTAATCAAACTCACACAGATTTAAAAACTTTAGAATACTTGAGATTTAGACATAATATAAAAACTATGATAGACGTTGGTTGTGGTCCAGGTGCAATGATAAAATTAGCAACTGAAAATGGTATTGATGCATGTGGTGTTGATGGTGATTTTTCTTTAATACCTTTATGGGAAGAAAGAGGTGTTGATGTTTTGTGTCACGACTTTACTAATGGTGCACCTGAAATTGATAAGGAGTTTGACTTAGCATGGAGTGTAGAATTCCTTGAACATGTCGATGAAGAATACCAAGAAAGTTATATGTCAATCTTCAGAAAATGTAAATATGTAATTTGTACTGCTGCACCTCCTGGAGCACCAGGACACCACCATGTCAATTGCAGAGATAGAGATTATTGGAATGAAGTATTTGATAAGAATGGGTTTGATTATCTTCCACTAGAGTCTGAATATATCAGAAATGCTAGTGAAATGAAGAAACCATTTATTCAACGCACAGGAATGTTATATGAAAGAAGAAAGGATTAAATTATTTGTAGGGGTTGACCCGAATGGTGATGATGCTGAAAGTCAAATGGTATTAGAATATACTGCTAGGAAACATTCAAGTATGCCAATTGATATTGTATGGATGAAACATACAAACAACCCGATGAACTTCTGGTATGGTTGGAAATCAAACTTATGGGCAACACCGTTTAGTGGTTTTAGATGGGGAATCCCTGCAGCATGCGGATATCAAGGACAAGCAATCTATATGGATAGTGATATGATTATCCTTGAAGACCTTGCTAAACTATGGAATGAACCTTGGAAAGATGGTGCGATTATCCAAATGAAAGGTGACTGGAGAACTTGTGTTGCTAAATGGGAATGTCGTAGAGCAGGTCAAGTATTACCACCTATTGAAGAAATTAGAAATACACCTAATGCTCACCAACAACTATTCTCTATGATACAACAACATCCTCACCTTCAACAATCGTTTGACCGTCAATGGAATAACTTTGATGGCGAGGATGATAAGTTGGAAGATATTAATATTTTACACTACACAGACATGTCAACACAACCTCACGCAAAATATGCTGTTCCTAGAT